CTTGTCGTCTTGCTGTTTACTCACTCTGAGGTATTTCTGTAGCATACTTAGTAAGTTTCTTTCCTCTTTTTGCTTATATCCTTCCTTACTTGTACCTTTTTCTGGTAAGCCTTTTGACCTTCTGGAGTATCCAGATATTCTGAACTCTTCTTTTGCCCTGCTGTCCGAATATCTGACGCTTCTTTCTTTTTATTTAATTCAGACATAGCATCTTTTTTCTGCTGCATAGTCATATTACTATTACGTATTTTTTCTTTCTCCTTCGCCAACGTGTCCAACTTTTTCTGCGAAGAAGAAAGCTTACCACCATGTAAAGTTTTCTTCTGAGTTTTAGCTACCACACTACCGGGCTTGTAACCACCAGTAGGTTTATCTGGGGAATATTTTTGTGTCTTACTTTTACTAGTGTGTTTTACTTCACCGCCTGCTAGTTTTGCACGTCCCCCTGTGCCAACATCCAGTTTCCCTGACTTAGCCATAGACTTGGTAGGTATCTTCCCAGTACCAGCAATATAATCATCCATCGGTTTTTGGGCAGCGGCTTTGGCATCAGCTCTCCTCTTTGCAGCCTCACTAATTTTAGTTCTAACCTTCTTGATTCCTTCCCCAACCTTTTTAAGTTTTTTCGGGACAAGCCAATTGGTAGCATCTTTAAAAGTCATCCCCTTCTTTTTATATGGAACTACCTGATTCTTCTTCTTACGAGCCATTATCTATTTCTCCTTTTTTTTGGCTGTCCAGCAATTGGTTTAGGTTTAGTACCACGAGACATAGGTTCCCCTCTCCCTATAGTAAGTCCCTCTCTCAACGGTTTCCCAGTTGTCTTATCATATCTTTGCATATCAGTAGATGGTCTGCCCTTTGCAATATCACCTCTCTTCGTACCACCACCCTTGACGGTAACGACATCTCTCTTCAATGGATGACCATAGACATTACCTGTAGCTTTTTTCTTTGCCGCCCTTTTTTGCTGAGCTGCTAATTTTTTAGGACTAGTAAATCCAAATCCCAATCCCTCACTTATTGGATTAGCATTCGGATCTACTTTCTTAGGTCTGCCTGCTTTAGACTGAGGCTTCGGTGTCGTTTTAACAATCTTCAAATCTGGAGTTTCTATCTTAAGAGAACTAGTATCTTTCGTATTTTTTATGCTAACTACATTACCCTTGCCAGCTTTCTGTTTGTCTAAATCTGTTACTGGCCCTCTTGGAAGCACAGTGCTTTTCTTCTTGTTAGTAGTCTTATCCTTTTTAGTCTTTTTGCCACCATGCCATGCCATATCTCCAAAAGCCCTCTTCATCAATGACGGCTTCTTAGTAGCAGACTTATCAACTGTCTTTGGCTTCTTAGTAATTTTTGTAGCTGACTTGAAACCATCCTTGGTCATCTTATAAACAGTAGGAGCAATCTCGTTTGCTGCTTCATATAATTTCTTATATCTCTTAGGTATATATGCGTCTGCGGATGTCCAATCAGTCATTAGTTATCTTCCTTTTCTAGATCTATGTTTACCAAGCTCAACATTAGTTCGCCTTCTCTTCTTTTTCTCTGTCTGACTAACATTAACATCTCGTTTAGGATCATACCTTGGCGTTGGCGTTTTCTTCTTTACTGGAGTTGTCTTCTTTGTCTTCTTGGTAATAGTAACCGTTGTATCAGGAACTGTTTGAGGAAACTGATTATTCCACTTAGACTGAACCGTCTTTATAATTGCATCACCATGTTGGTTGGACTTCTTTATTAGATCTTGGACTGTCTTTGATTCCGACAATCCCTTTTTGCCAACCTTATAAACCTTACGAGCCGTACCAAATAACAATGCATCTTTTACCATTTCCGTAGCAATGTCTTTTGGGTTATCGCCCCACCAAAACTTAACTGCTTCTGTAGCTCTACCAACATAAGGATTCTGTTTAATCTCTTTCCATGTTGGCTTGTCATTGTTAGGCATCAGACCCAAACTCCCCTATTCTTCTTATTCAAATTTAAAGGCTTCTTCTTCTTCTCTCGACTCTTTTCCTTTAACCTCTGTTGTTCTTTCCTAAAGTACTTAAGATCCTTATCATGCATTTTCTGTCGTTCTTTATATTCACCCATTTTTTCGCCACTCTTATAAAGACTTGCCCCTGCACCAAGAGCTGCCACTCCAGCAGTACCTGTAATCAACTTATCTTTTAACTTTGATTTTTGTTTTTGTTTTTGTTTTGGTTTTGTTTTTCTGGTTAATGGTTTTCCAGTTTTAATCTCTACTACTTTCTTTTTATCCGCTACCGCCTTCTTAACGCCTTCTTTGATTCCCTCTAAAGATGGTAGTTCCCTTACCTTCCCAGTCTTCTTATCTATTTTAAGGCCTTCTTTCTTCAGAGCTTTGTTTGGATTATCTAACATGTCAATGTTCTTAAGACTTGAAGCAAGCTTTTTAATTTTTTTAATTTTGCTTGGGACAGCTTTATATAAATAATCTTTAAGCGTTTTCTGCCAAGGTTTTTTCTTATCAGCCATATTATTGTACTGGTGGTTGAGGTGGTTGTTGCGGTGGCATTTGTGGTTGCTGTGGCTGACCACCCATACCGCCTAAGAACTGTTGTAACATTGGGGCTACCTGTTGTAATAACGCTTGCCAATCAAATCCCCCACCTCCTCCAGCAGGCATAGGAGCTTGGGGTGTAGGGGGTACACCCTCTGCTCCCTGTGCTTGTGGGGGGGGAATCAACCCAGCTTGCTGGGCTAGTGCGTCTACTTGTTGTTTTAACATCATTAGTAATTCAGGAGTCTGTTGTGCCTGCATTAATACAGATTGAACTTCTGGCAATACTACTTCGTCTGTAATCTTAGAACCTGACTTACGGAAAAAATCTCTAAGCAAAGGAGCTACATTAATATGTTCAGGGCCAGCTCTCATTGCAAGCTCAAGCTGTTGCTGTAACTCCTGTAACTTAATTAATCTGTTTGTGTTAACCGTGTTGGCAGTCAGCTCTATGTCCCACTGCCCCATGATTTCTTTTGCGGTTACCTTTCGCAGAGAACCTTGTGCGTCCTCTACCGCCCTGTATAAAATTTCATCATCACCAAATTGCTGTAATAACTGGAATGTCTGCAACACAGCTTCATTAATACCCAAGCTGATGTTACGCAACATCATTTCAAGGCGTTGGTTGCCTTCATTGACAATCGCAGAAATACCAGTCGCAGTCTTATTGGCAACAGCCGTTGTATCGTTACCGATCGCAAAATCAGATACGCCAATGCGGTCTTGAATAAGCCTACGCACGAGTTCTTCTTCTTTGAAACTAGAATGTTTTATATCTCCTGTTTGTACAATCCCGAATTGATTAGGGCCAGCAGGGAATCCCTGACCTGGGCCGGGACGATGGATCTCTGGATCTATGTCAGAATTAGGATCGAACCACCACATGACAGCATTAGTAATCGTACCGTTATCGATACGCATGTTGTGGATATCATTTATTTCCTGCTGTAAATCTGTAATAAGTTCTGGGACACCCTGAGCCTCAAATCTGCCCGGTGTAGGAAACGGCTTTATTTCGGCAAAGGGTTTCTTCCCATGCATTAAATCTGTTTCACGTGCCGATAATAAAACTTTAGCACCCGGTGAAAACGTTGCTACTATGTCCTCCATACGCCCATCGCCATCGATGTCGTACTTACCATGCCACTCAATTATTTCTATGTCTTCTAATCCATCAGTAGCTTCATTACTTACATTTTGATAACCCTCTTCAAGCGTCTGTACATCATCAAGCAACTTGTCCCCATGAGAACTAATATGGCTTGCACTATCGTTGTTTAATCCTATCGGCAGTAAATCAACATTCGTATATACGCCTATGTCCTGTTCTTTAAATAACTCGTCAATGTCACGCTTGAACCTGTGGGCTACGTAAGGTGAATCCTGAATATCTATAGCTCGTGGATGAAAAATAAAATCCTCAACTGGTATGAATACCCAATCAGGATTGTTGTAAACTATCTCTTCTCTTTCTACTTCTACAAAAGGGTGATTAATGAAATCATGGTTCTGTGCCAAGAACGTCATCTGATCCATGAACTCTACAATCTCATGGCTCATGTTACCATTCTGCATTTCAGACTGTGCAGTCTGTATGTCTAACTGCACATCCTTCTGCGACATATGGCGTGTGTACTTACGGATATCCTTACGCCATATAACTTTCATTACACCACGTCCGTAAATAAATGCTTCTCGTATCCAGTCCTGTACCTTCGGGTACACATTGATACGCTGATTCATTACGTAGTGGAGCATGTTCTCTACGTCACGTGCTTTGTCGTGATCAGATAATGGTCGAGGGGCATTCCCCTCGTTGGGCGGTAAGTCAAGCTGTCTGCCTGCTGCACTCGCCCCTTTTGCCGTCACAAACGGCTGTGATGAGAATATAGGATTAATCATTCTACTGGTTAAAGTCTCTACCAGTATTCCTGTAATGGGAACGTGTAAGTTAGAACATCCCTCCCAAGGAAATGACTTCTCATATAATATTCCACGGTACTGCTTGTACCAAGTCTCTAAGTTGTCCTGCCATTCCCTGCGTGCGTCTACCGCATTCTGGACAGACTCGTCCAAGTAAGAAAGTAAATGCTCCACATCAACACGCTTATCAATTGGAGAAACGAAATCACCCTTCGGTGTCTTCTTTACTTTATCTCCACTTGGTAACTTCGTGAACGGCTTTGTTACATTCTTCTTTTCACTTAGATCTGGCTGTGTACCAGCCAACTGATTATCTGATAACTCTTTACCCATTCTTCCCCTTGTTTTTCTTGCCAAACATTTTTCGCCAATGATCTTCTTTCTTTAACCCCATTTGCTTAAGAACTTTATTCGTTTTCTTTTTCTTTGTTGGTGGATACATCTCTGGGTTATTTCTTTTGGACTTTGGTTTTCTCTTTAACTTTGGCTTTCGTTTAGTTGTTGTTTTGCCTCCGCTAACATAAGGAGTCCATTTAGAAGATGGCAAACGATCCATTCTCTCTTCCCATTGCTTATATGTTTCTACCATCCTTCCCCCAAAAAAAAACGATCACTTCAATAAGACCTATAGATCTCATTGAACTGACCGCTGTGTGTGCAGTTGGGTCTACGTAATTACAGGTTACGCATGACTTCCTTCACTTCAACTTTCATGAGTTCCCCCTCAGAAAAATGAAGCGTAATACTTCCAGTAAAAAAATCTGCAACTAACTTCTTAACTAAAGCAACATATCTTTGCAGAGTTATTGCCATATATATAAGATGCACGAAATGCGAAAAGGATTCATAATTGAGTTGTCATAGTACTAAGAACGTGAACAGTATAGTTAATCCTATCGTATTACCTCTAAATCTATTAAACACTTCTTTGGTATGTTGAGTTTACCACGATACTCATCTTTCTTTTCTACTCTCTTGTCAGACGTTAAAACAATATCTCCCTTTATCAATCCAATCAACAAACCATAGGTATCATAAACACAAGCCTCGTGATCTCTTAGCAATTCACTGATTGATCCGTCATCTGTCGAATCTGCCGAAGCGTCTGCCCAACGAACACGAACCAGTTTACCCTTGATAGCATCTAACGTTTTCTTCGTGATCTTCATGATAGACTAAATGGGAAATTAGCACCCCTGTAATATTTCTTACCACCAATAATAAATTTCCATATCAAAAAAAAATATGGGCTACCTTGCTCGTATTTCGGCTTCTGTAATCTGATCCATATAGTTTCCATCAATTATACCTGTTCGCTATATTAACGCAACGCTTAACAAACTCATCCATGCCAAGATCCCACTTGGCTATGTTAACCCATTTCGTTACCCATTGTACATTACCAATCATACTATTCAACTCTGGATATAAACTCTTCGGCTTGATGTGATCCAACGACATGTTGTCACCGGGAATAAGATCCTCTCCACTGACAACACATATCATCTTCTGATCGTATGCCTTATCTCGTAACGCATCACCATACTGGTTACTTCCCATCCTTGCAACAGACACCTTCTTGTAATAATGATCCTCACAATAATTTGAACTGAAATAAACTATACTGTCACACCCAAGAGCCGCACACAAACCATGCATGATAGAATGATCACGCTGTTCCGCATAACGTACTTTATTATACAGCTTGGTACAATCCCTACACTTATACGACTTACCATCTTTGGAATCAGACCTCGCATTAAACTCTTCAGTAAACTTAACTGACTTACAAGTACCGCAAAACTTTTCAGAGGTATCTATCATCTGCCTTCTATGTCTGGGAACTTGTCAGCCAAATGAATCAACGCAGATGCCATGTCCACCATAGTAGCCAACATCTCATGCATTACTTCATTTTGATGTTTAGTTAATTCCACCTGTTGTTGTCCTGCCGTCTTCATGTCAGACATTATGTGCAGAAGAATCTCCTCGTTCTCCAATGTAAACTTCAACGGCTTATTCAAATTTGTTTTACTTAAATTCGTCATTGACTCTAAACAAAGCCTCCGATACGTCATCAAAGCCTACGCTTGTTAAAAATTCAGTCAGGATCATCATTACATGCAGATCCTTGGAATGGTCATCAAGTTCACCTGCCTCGTGGCGTATCCTGATATCCTCTAAGTCACGTATTGTTTCTTCTCTATACATAATTTATTCTCACTAACATCACCTTCCCAACTTGGCACTACACGCCCTATTAATCCTATTACCATCATCTTTAAATCAGCTTCATTGCTATGATTATTAATAACAAGGTCACACTTAAGATCCTCCATTTCAGTTTCACTTGAATGACCATTAAAGCCATAACCTAACCTGTTAATCCTCCACAAGTTTCCTCCCATACTTTTAACCAAGCCAGCTTCATTACCGAATCGACAATCCTCTACCACTAACTTTTCATACTTCTGTGCCTGTGTACGCCACAAGTTCAACCAGAAATCCTTCTCCATAATATCTCTAGCCCACTCAGTACCCAACGTCTGCATCGCATAACGTGGCGTTCTGCCAGATAGTAAATCACATGGCACTTCCTTTAACCTACCCTCTGTATGCTCATCGGTTAAACCAATAGCCTTCAACATATCTTTTAAAGGCTGACTAAACTTTAACCTGTGATAGCCCATACCCTGAAGTATCTCAGCTACTGTTGATTTGCCACATCCTGCTGCTCCTACAAGTGCGACTATTTCCATTAACAATCTCCTTTAATTACTCTGGTCTACTTTATGCCTACTATATATGTATACTATATGTTTAACATTGTCAATCACTTAAAGACAATTCAAAATCAAATTCAAAACCGGGTGGTTTAAGAAAAAAAAAAGAAAAAACAAATAAGGTAGGGTTTGGGTGAGCGTTAGCGAATCCCAAACAAAGGGGTTTCAAACACACGAGTGCCACTATAAAGGTTTGTCTTTTTTTAGCGACACCTACCCCCTCTTGGGTTATGTCTGCAAGCCAGTTGGGGGTTGTCGGCACTCTCGCATCTACTCCGCAACTGGTTTGGCTTGAGTCGTCCTCAGAAGCCTTCACTCCCACGATCTATGTGATAAGGATGGGTCGTGCATCGCCCTCAGTTAACGTACTACTGATAGGGCTGTTTGTCCTACGGCTATATTGTATGAACTCTGGACAGAAATGTCAAGTGAACATGACGTAATATGGATTGTATAATATAAGATGCACAAAAGTCAAAAAGGATTCAAACTAAATTATTAAAATTTGTTAATGAAGATAGCTGTGTGTGGGGTGTGAGGAGATAACAGTAATGAATACAAGGGTTTACGGCTGTTGTGGGGGCGAAACCGTGAATCTGGAAAACGTAAAAAATTTCTCTTAGACAACCCATACTATATATACTAGTGAGTCCTGTCAGGGACTCCACCTTGGGGGTGGGGGGTGGTCTTACGGTGGTGCAGTGTCACCGTAAGTCCAACGAAATCAATGGCTTAGACACGATTATGGGCTAAATAACCCCATTATCAAGCTAACTTGTTGATTCTAAAGGGCTTGCGGTATTTTACTGGCTATAGGGTAAGAAGGACAGGGAAGCTAGGCTTTGTCCTTCTGTATTCCTAACCATCCTAGCGTGAGGTAATGCTTATGCCTAACAAGGCGAAGAGTAAGGCTACCAAGCGTAGCAAGGCTAGCAAGGCTAGCAAGGGTACAGGTCGTATGACCACGTACACGAAGAACGAGGTGAAGTACGACATCTCGTGTGTGGAAAATGCTGAGAAGTGCATCCGCAAGTGGCTATACACTGGGTGCCAAGAGAACCTCAAACGTGCTGTAGCTCTTATCACGAAAAAGAGCTGGAACAAAAACGGACACGGTTACGAGTTCTCTGGCCCAGATCAGATCCTGTGTGAGCTTGACATCATAGATGAGCAAGTTCGTGACCTACGCAAGCTCGTGAAGACTGGCTACAATAAGGACTATGGCACAGCACCTGTGACACAGTCTGAGCAGGATGAAGCTGATGGTACGCCTGAGTGGAAGAAGCCACGCAAGTCTGTGAAGATCTCTGCGTGACACGTGACAGATATGGCACAGGGTGTTTCATGCCCTGTGTCATTTTCTTTTGCCTATGGTTTCCACCACAGCATCACAGCGATCTCGTTGTGGTGTTGTTGCGGAAATCCTAGTGGATTTCTGGTAGCACATACTAACATTCTAGTGAGGATATTATGACACAAGAAGAGTTTTTCACAGTGCTAGAGTATGTAGCAGATGTAATACCTGAGTGGAAGGGTGAGATCCCACCTCTGGTTGTCTGTGCCATCATGTGGAAACAGATGCATGAGATGAGCATGGATGAGTTCGAGACTCATCTCACCACACGTTGGCATGAGATCCAGAAGATGACACCAGAAGAGAGGATCAGGAAACAGATGGAGATTAAGAAGGATCTTATGCACAGGTATGATATGGCAGAGAGTGCAGAGAATAACTGACACCTCTGGTATGTCCATGTCAGGGAAGACGTGGACATCACAGGGCTGTCATGGTGACAGTCTGTA